AGCGGCGGCATCCTAACGGCTCCGGCGCGTACATCGTGAACGTGACCTGCCCCGGCTGCGGTAAAGGCCGCACGGTGGCCTGGGCCGGCTGGTCGGCGATCGTCTGCCAGGGATGCAAAGCAGAGATAGAGCGCGGAGAGTATCGGAAGGCTAGAAGCTAACCCACCAACCCCGCTCAGGCCGCTTCGCCCCTTCGGGGGCGTTGCTGGTTCTGGACATCGGCGCGCTTGTGCATAGACTGTGGGGCAGGACCCTCACTATAAGAGGCACATGGGCACATCTGCAGCAGTGGTTGAATCTCGCCTGGCTGCGGTACAGCAGCGCATAGGGGATCGTGGCTGGTCGATGCAGATCGCCCTTGACCTCGCGGCAGAGTTGGGCGTCACCACTCGCACGGTCTATGAGTACCGAGAGAAGATCATCCAGCGTGGCAAGACAGAGTTGTCGGCCCGCGACCTCGAAGAGCGGCGCTCTGAGTTTCTGGAGCGCTTGCGCGGTCACTGTCGGGCCGCACTGGACGCAGGCAAGCACGGACCAGCGGCGGCAATGCTGAACCTTGAGCAGCGGATCGTAGGCCTCGACCAGCCACCACCGAAGCAGGACGACGATATCGCAGCGCTCGACCGCCCGCAACTGTTGCAGGAGTTGGCCCAGGACCTCAGCGCCGACGAGCTACGTCAGATCGCAGCGCTCAAGGATGGTGGCGAGGAGTGACCGCAGCTACAGCCCTGCGCCGTCTGCGCGCTTCGCCCCTTGCACGCTATACCCCAGGACCACCGCACAGGGCCTTCCTGATGGACGCTGAGCGCTTCCGGCTGCTACGTGCACCCTCGCAGTCGGGGAAGACCCTTGTCGCCGCATATGAGACGGTCTCGCGCTGCCTGGGCCAACACCCCTATCAGGACGTTAGGCCTCCGCCGATCGAGGTGCGCGTGTTGTGTCACAGCTTCCGGCAGTCGGTGGTGGTGCAGGCGAAGGTGTACGACTTCCTGACGCCTCGCATGCTGGCGAGCGACTGCAGCTTTCACCCGGCGCGAGGCTTCAAGCACAACACGGTGAGCTTCGCCAACGGGTCGCGGATCGTCTTCGTCACCGCCGAGCAGGACCGGCTAGCCCTTGCGTCTGCCACGCTCGATCTGGTTTGGGTAGACGAACCGCCGACGGAGACCGCCTACGCCGAGAGCGCCTCGCGTCTGGTGCAGACGGGCGGCAGTATGTACCTCACGCTTACGCCTGTAGGTCGTCCAGTGGGATGGCTCAAGGATGAGGTAGAGCGCGGCGTGCTGAGTGAGACACACTTCAGCCTGAGCGCGGAGGCTTGCCCCTGGATGACTGAGGCTCAGGTAGAGGAGGCGATCAACGTCTGCCTCCCCAGCCAGCGACCGCAGGTCATCTACGGTGACTGGGATGGGGTGACCCCTGACCGCTACTTCGCAGCCTTCGATGACGATATGGTGACTGAGGACCTGCCCGACCGCGAGCTAAGTATCGGTGTCGGCATCGACCATGGCGAAGACGTCGGTCGAGAGGTCGCCCTGCTCTGCGCCTTCGAGCGCGACCCGAAGCGACCGAGAGTCTGGTTCCTCGATGAGTACGTCTCGCAAGGCAAGACAGGCATCGAAGCAGACGCGCTCGGCATCGTCGCCATGCTCGAGCGGGCGGGCGTCGGACCCGAGGCCGTCGACGAGGCCCGCGGCGATACGAATAGCGCCGGTAAGTCCCAGGCAGGGTACGCGATCAACACGCTCTTGACAGAGAGCATCGCGACGCTCTCGGGCTACCCCGAACACTCGCCGCCCTTTCGCATCAAGCCAGCGCGCAAGGGACCCGGCAGCGTCGTGTATACGAGCCGTCTCCTTCACGCCGCCATGGTGAAGGGAGATATGCGTATCCACCCGCGCTGCTCGAATCTCGTCGAGAGCTTCCGTCATTGGCGCGGCCCGGGCGGTGACCAAAAAAACAAAGACCTCTCCCACGCTCTCGATGCGGCACGCTACATCGGGCGCTCCTTCCTTGACACTCGCGCTGGAGGCATCCAGTCTCTCCGTGTAAGGTGACCCCGCATGGCTCATACCAACGACCCTAGACCGCAGCAGCAGCGACCTCCTCTGCCTGACAACGAAGACGAGAAGCGTCGCTCGCACTCTCGCCTGCGTCGTCGCATCATCGAGGGATGGTGGCGTCGTGACCTCGACGAGCGCGTCGCTGAGTTCTTCGCAGAAGGTACAGCGGCCAGGCTCGGGTACCGCGACCAGACTCGGAACCTGTTCCGCTCCATCGTCGACCAGATGTCGCGACTGTACGGCAAGCCGCCCACCATCGAGCACGCAGACGCGAACGAGGACAAGGTCGCAGACTTCTCGAACAAGCTCCGAGCTGCTGAGCTGTGGCCCGTACTCGGTCGCAACCAGCGACAGGTGGTCGGCATGCGGGAGTCGCTCGTGCGCGTTGCGTATGTACCCGACGACGGGCTCCAGTTCCGTGTCGTGCCGTCTGACATGGTATGGGCCGCAGCGACGCCCGACCGACCGAACGACCCGAGCGCAATCATCGAGGCGCGTATCAGGACGTTGACCATCGGCGGCAAGGAGGAGGCTCGCTGGACGTGGGACGTCCTCGACATCAGAGACGAGCCGAGCTACCGAGTCGTCCTGCCTGTCGGCTCTCGACTCGACAAGGCGACAGACATCACCGAGCAAGTCCTCGGCGGCGACTTCTCGGGCAGTGCATACCCGTACATCGTCGACTCCAAGCCTGTCATCCCGTATGTCCTCTATCACGCAGAGGGAGGCGGCGACAGCCTGTGGGATGCGTACACAGGCAAGGAGATGGTCGAGGCGACGTTGACTGTCGCGACGCTCTGGACCTTTTGGAATTACTGCGTTCGGGATGCGTCGCACCCGATACGCGGGCTAGCGAACGGCATCATCAGGGGCACCGCTACGAAGGGCGGCAATAGGTCATCGAGACGAGAAGTCGCAGCAGACCCGACCACCATGCTGATGATTGACAGCGAGGGAGCTGGCTCGGTGCAAGCGCTGCAATGGAGCGCAGGCTCCGACCCCTCGAACCTCCAGCTTGCCATTGACGCCTACGAACAACGCTCGCTCATCTCTGCTGGCATCAGTCCCGCAGACATTCAGCAGACAGGCTCCCAGAGCGGCTATGCCATCAGCTTGAAGCGCGAGGCAGTGCGAGAGCGGCAGCAGGCGCTGATGCCTCAGATGGAGGCAGGCGACCGTCGCGTCCTCGCTCTCGCTGCGAGCCTCTGCAACCGATACGAGGGCGAGTCGTTCCCCGATGTCGGGTGGAACCTGAGGTATAGCCAGATACCGTTGACGACAGACGAGCGCACTGCGCGCATCGCCGAAGCCCGAGCTGGGCTCGAACTCGGCACGAGAAGCATCGTCGATATCGTCATCGCCGAGAATCCTGGATGGACCCGAGACGAGGCTGCCTCGTGGCTCGAGCGAGTTCAGGCGGAGAGCGCCGCCCTGCGCGGTGTCTCTGCCACGACCGGAGTCGAGGGGCAGGCTGAGGGCGGCGAGGATGAAGCAGGAGACGTCGCAGAGACAGAGAGCGCGCCATCCGAAGAGAAGCTCGCGGATACTGCGCTGAACGGAGCGCAAGTCGTCGCAGCGATGACCATCGTTCAGAGCGTGGCAGAGGGTACCCTGCCCCGAGACGCGGGCCTGTCGATGCTGTCCGAGTTCTTCAATCTTCCGAGAGACGCAGCGGAAAGAATCATGGGGTCGGTGGGTCGAGGCTTTCGTCCCGCACAACCAGAGAAACCAGCAGGAGGTGATCAGTGACAGACGCAACCATTCCAGAGGAGCGCTTTCAGCAGGAGGTCGAACGACGCAAGGCAGCAGAGCGCCAGGCGGCAGAAGCGGCAGAGAGCCACGCAGCGCTGACGGCGCAAGTCGCCGAGCTGACGACGAAGGTCGAAGCATCGTCGACGCTACAAGCCCAGCTCGACGCAGCGACGCGCTCGGCGCAGACACAAGCGCACCACGTCGGCATGCTCGAGAATGGCGTCCGCACGCAGAGCGTCCGAGACTTCATGCTGCACCAACATCAGCAGCACGCAGAGCAGGCAGGCGCAGAGGCGCAGCCTTGGCCCGACTGGTTCAGCACGAACAAAGACCGCATGATTCAAGACCTGTCCTCGCTGCGTCCACCTGAGCCCGTCGCAGCAGCACCGACAGCGACGACGCCCGCACTCGAGCAGCCGTCAGCGCCCGCCCCTGTGCCTGTGCCCGCACCGCAAGCGAACAACGGCGCGCAGCCTACCCCGCCTCCGACGCAGTCATACGTCCCCGGATCTATCTCGGGACTGCCGATGGACGAATGGAAAGCGAACAAGGGCGAGCTGATGCAGGGACTCGTCTTGCCGTGGTCATCTTGACGGTTGACAGTCTCGGCGTCGTCTGCCTATCGTTGTCGTTGATGTCTCCTCCATGCTGTCGCCGAGCGTAATCGGGCGCTAAGGGAAGAGACGTCATCGGTCACGCCGTCGCCGGGTAGTCCAACGGGCGCTAAGGACCGAACAGATAAACCATCAACTTGGCGCGCTGCGTCATAGAATAAGGACTGCCTACCATGGCCAATGAAATTACCTACTTTGGGACACAGGGCGGCAATATGCGCGCCGCTGAGGTGTTCAATACCCTCCTGTGGGAAAACCTCTGCGACCGAATCGATCTACGCTCGCTCGGCTTGAAGCTCGGCGACGTCGGTGGCTCTGGCTCCGACACGCTCGCGACTCCGACGGTGACACTCGCCGATCCGATGAACGCAGCCAACACCAACGAGACGGCCGCGTTCGATAATGATGCCTTGACTCATAACCAGTTCTCGGTTTCCGTGGCCCAACAAATCATAAGCTACGGGCTCTCGGACAAGTTTATGATCACTGGCGCAGCGGGCCAGCTCGACCTCGGTCGACTCGCTCAGGCTGCTGCTGATGCGTACTC